GGATTTAATAAACAGATTACAGACACTCAAGCAGAAGGTCAATGGGTCGATGGCGATAATGTTAGATTTAGATATGGCACACCTGAAAAGATAGGTGGTTGGCAGCAACTAGGTGCCAATAAGTTAACAGGCTCAGCTAGAGCAATGCATCATATTGTAAACAGGAGTGGTCAAAAGTTTTCAATCATAGGTACAAACAGGATTTTATACGCATATTCAGGTGGTGTCTTTTACGACATACATCCCATTAAATCTACAACAACTTTAACAAGTGCTTTTAGTACTACAAATGGTTCAGCCACAGTAACCATAACTTTTGCTACAGGTCATGGCCTTGTTCCTGGAGATATAATTTTATTAGATAATTTTACAGCAATAACTGGATCTAATTATTCTGCATCAGACTTTGATGATAAAAAATTTATGGTGACTTCAACGCCAACCAATACAACTATAACTATCACAATGCCTTCAAATGAATCTGGAGCTGGCGCTACAACATCTGGAGGTATTAGAGTTCAAATTTATTATTCAGTGGGACCTGCAGAACAGCTTCCAGGTTTTGGTTGGGGTTTAGCTTCTTTTGGAGGTACAGTTGCCAACGCACTTACAACAACTTTAGATGGAGCTATTGACTCTTCAACGACAACTATAGTTTTAACAAGTGCAACAAACTTTCCATCAACAGGTACAAACTTTATAAAAATAGGCACAGAAGAAATGTCTTACACGGGTATATCTACAAACACATTAACCGGTGTAACAAGAGGTGTTAGAAACACAACTGCAGCATCACACTCTGATGATGCTACCATTACAAATACTTCTGATTTTGTAGCGTGGGGCGAGGCTGCATCAGGTGACTTAGTAATTGATCCAGGTCTTTGGTCTATTGATAACTTTGGTGATAAAATTATTGCACTGATACACAACGGACAAGTTTTTGAATGGAATTCAAATTTATCAAATGCAACAGCAACAAGAGCTACAATTATTTCTGGAGCTCCAACTGCGTCTAGAGACATGCTTGTGTCTACACCTGATAGACACTTAGTATTTTTTGGAACAGAAACCACAATAGGAACACCAAGCACACAAGATGAAATGTTTATAAGATTCTCTAATCAAGAAGATATTAATACTTATACACCAACAGCAACTAATACAGCCGGCACACAGCGACTTGCAGATGGTTCTAGAATTATGGGAGCTGTTAGAGGTAGAGATGCAATTTACGTTTGGACTGACACTGCTTTATTTACACAAAGATTTATTGGTCCACCATTTACGTTTGGTTTTGCACAGGTAGGAACTAACTGTGGTTTGATTGGTCAAAACGCTGCAGTAGAAGTAGACGGTGCAGCATATTGGTTTTCCGAGAATGGGTTTTTTAAATACGCTGGTGCTCTACAATCATTACCATGTTTAGTAGAAGACTTTGTATTTAATGATTTAAATACAACAGCTTCACAACTTATTAATGCAGGTCTAAATAATTTGTTTGGCGAAATTAACTGGTTTTATTGTTCATCAGGATCAACAATAATAAATAAATGCGTAACTTATAATTATGTAGAATCCACAGCTCAAAGACCTGTTTGGACAACAAGCACTTTAGATAGAACCACTTGGCAAGACTCTGCAGTTTTTGGTAAACCACATGCCACAGATTATGATGCTGACTCTAACAACTCCTATGACGTTGTTGGAAACACCGATGGATGCACCATATACTATGAGCACGAGACTGGAACAGATCAGGTTACATCTACAGCAACTACAGCTATAACTTCTAATATAGAGTCTGGAGACTTTGATATAAGTCAAGGTGGTGATGGTGAGTTCTTTGCAAAAATAAGAAGATTTATACCAGACTTTGTTTCTCAAACTGGTAACACACAGATTACATTACAACTAAGAAATTATTCTAATAACTCACAAGCGAGTTCTGCTCTTGGACCTTTTACCATTAGTTCTTCAACAACTAAGGTTGATACTAGAGCTAGAGCTAGAGCTGTATCTTTAAAAATAGCAAATACAGCTGCTTCACAGAATTGGAAATTAGGTGGATTTAGATTAGATATACAACCAGACGGTAGAAGATAATGGCAAAGATAGTACAAATATTAACACGGCCTAGTAAAGAGTATAGTCAAGATGTTGCTGATGCTCAGGTGAGAGATCTTGATAGTATAATACAAAAATTAAATACAACATATCAACAAGAACTAAAGGATGAAGTTGACGCTCAAAACTTCTTTATAAATTAATGTCAAATAGTTTCGTAAATGCAAAGTTAGATTTAACAACAACAGACAATACAACGTTGTATACAACTCCAAGTGCTAATGTTGCTTTGATAAAATCAATATTAGTATCTAATGACGCTGGTTCTGGATGTAATTTAGATATTACTCTAACAGATGCTTCTGGTAATGTGTTTAGTTTATTTAAAACCAAGACCATAGCAACCAATACGACAACCGAACTTTTAACTCATCCTCTTGTGGTAGAGGAAAGCGAGATACTAAAAGTACAAGCTAGTGACGCGAACGAGCTGCACGTTATAGCTTCTATATTACAAATACAGCCAAGAGAGGTAACAACATAATGACATTAGTAATAAAACCTGAAAACATAATAGAAAAGATAAGTAACAAAAAGACTGGTGAAATATACGAAAACGAAGAGGCTTTAAAAGCGGCTAATGTAGCTGAAGAAGACATACAAAGAGATGTAACAGTTATAATGCCAAGCCTTGATTTATTTCCAAAAGTCAAGTAAAAAGGACGTTACAGGATATAAAGCCTGCCTTAACAATTTAGCTAAATTATGACAATATCAAGAGGACAGATGAATAGACAATTATACATGCGCGGTGGTATTATGGACGCCATGCCTAGGCAGGAATATGGTTTAGGTAGCTTTGTAAAGAAAGCAGTTAAAGGAGTGACAAAAAGTGTAAAGAAAATTGCATCGTCTGATGTTGGTAAAGCTGCATTAATAGGAGCAGCTGCATTTGGTATACCAGGAACAAGTATAGGTGGTTTATTAGGTAGGTCATCTTTTATGGTTCCAGCAGGAGGAGCACCAGGAATTTTTGGTCTTGGTGGTGTAAGTAATTTATTTACAGCAGCAGGAGCAGGTGCATCAACTGTAGCAGACGGTTTTAAAGCTGGTGTAGGTCCAGATAAAGGTGTTTTTGGTAAACTTTTAAGTGGTAAAGTTGGTAAGTTTGCTGCGCTAGCAGGAGTATCTACTTTCTTAACAGGTACACTTGGTATGACAGAAGAACAAGCTGAAGAAGAATTAGCTAGAGATCCATCAAAATATTTAGAACTATATTATAGAAATTTAAATCCTCCAACTGCAGACACTAATTCAGAAGAGTATGAAGCACAGGTTAGAGATTTTGTTACGACAAACACATCAGAGTATGCAGAAGGTGGTAGAATAGGTTATGCTGCAGGAAGTGATGAATTACCGGAATTTAATTCCGAATCAAATATTATACCTTTGTCCAATGATGGTGAGTTTAAATATACTACTCCTTCAGAAATTTTACCTGAATTTAAATATATGAGTGATGGACCTGTATTACCTAATGATCCAACACAACCTGTAAATCCTTTTGCACCGAAACCAACAGGACCAGTATTACCAGATAGAATGGCATCTAATGAAATATCAATAGATAAAATAGAAATGTTAATTAAAAGAGGAGCTGACAATGATCTTATAAAAGAATTTACTGGTGCTTCAGATGGTGTAATTAATCAGATAAGAGATGCTATGGAAAGAAAAAACAAAGCTGGTGGTGGTATTATGAACAGAGCTGGATATGCGTTAGGAGACACTGCAAGCCAGAATGCTATGCAAGCGGCGGGCATCGAGGGTCTACCTGTAAGACAAAATCCAAAAGGTGTTAAAGAATTAGATCTTAGAAATACTGGTGGATTTATACAACCAGTTGGTATAAAAGAAAAAGAAGATGACATCCCAGCGATGTTATCCAATAACGAATTCGTATTTACAGCAGACGCTGTTAGAGGTATGGGCGACGGTAATGTTAATGTAGGCGCTCAAAGGATGTATGACATGATGAAAAAATTAGAAGCAGGAGGAAGTGTATAATGGCTGAAGTAGTAAGAACAGCACCTGCAGAATTTATTGAAGCTGGTGCAAAAACATATTTAGATGATCTAACAAAAGCAATTGGTGGTTTTAAAACTACAGATCTTTCTACAATTATGGGTCCACAGTTTGTTGCTGGACCTGGTGCATTAACTACACAAGCAGAAGGATTAGCTTCTGGTCTTGGTAGCTTTGAACCTTTTTTAAATAAAGCACAAGGACTGACAGGACCAACAGCTTATCAAGCTTACATGTCTCCGTATCAACAAGATGTGATTGATGCTACAATGGCAGACTTTGATCAACAAGCTGCAAAAGGTTTACCCGCATTATCTGCTCAAGCTATCGGCGCTGGAGCTTTTGGTGGTGGTAGAGAAGGCGTACAAAGAGCAGAATATCAATCAGCAAGTGATAGAAACAGAGCATCACTATTAGCTCAATTAAGACAACAAGGTTTTGGTCAAGCACAAAATTTAGCTCAAGCAGACTTTGGAAGAAATTTAACTTTAGCACAACAATCACCTGCATTA